ATCGCTAACTTGGCTATCAAAGAATTAGCATCTGCTATTTTATCTGCGTCTTGATCAGCAATAGCATCTCTCAATGCTTGTTTTGCTTTTTCTTGTTCTGCAGTTACTCTAGCTGAGTATTGCTCAATATAACTTTTACTGGTCTTAGAGAATCTGCTTTGCGTATCGTCTAACTTACTTTGAATGTTTTTTGCATAATCCAAAGCTGCTTGTTCTCTACGTTCTGCCTCTCTTACTTTAAAAGTTAATTTATCAATTCTTTTTCTAACTTTTTCAGAAACAGAAGAAAGGTCATCTACATCTTCTTCAGATTTTTTAACCTTTACATCTTCTTCTTTTGCTTCTTCAATAGTTATACCTTCAATGCCAGCTGCTTTAGGTTCTGTATATCCTAAATCAACTTCTTCATTAGGCAGTTTAGTATCATCCGATTCAACTTCTTTATTTTCAACTTGAATGGATTGTTCTTCTATTCCATCCGTATCTAATTCTACGGAATTGTCTTTTTTATAGTCACTTTTTTCTAACATTTTGTAGCTCCTGTTTTTTGCGTATGTTTAATAAGCGTGCAAGATATCCTCGGGATTTTTAATCCTAGCAATGATTTCATCATCATTGAGAATACGAACTTCCCCGCCTTCTATTTTAAATCTTGAACCCGCATAACGGCCAAAGATCACCCATTCACCTTCTTTACACCAAGGTCCATTAGGAAATTTTTCTTTGTCTTTGTATGCTAGCTCACCAACTTTCAATACATATGCACATACGGTAGTCATCTGTATTGTATCTTGGGTTTGATCCGAAAGAATAATTCCTCCTTTAGTTTTTTTAGGTCCTGCATAAGGCAGTACTAAAAGTCTCCATCCTGTAGGGGTAGGAAGTCTTTCTAAAAGAGATACATTTTCAGATATAGATTTTGCATCTAAATATGTTTGAGTTTCTTCTTTGGATTTGTAAGCATCGAGTAATGCTTCTTTAAGTTTAGGTACTTCTTTCGAAGCCTCTAAGTTCTCCGTCATTTAATCGCTCCTGTTTAGTCTGCAGGTCTTTAAGATCCTGAAGCAAAGACTCTAGGCCTTTGATTTGTCCTCTAATATAGTGAAGTTGTTCTATATTGTCAACTGAGTACACCAAGGTGTCTTTAAGAGATTCAATCCTCTTATCAGTTAATCTACGAACCGTAGAATAATCTATATCCATAAACTATTTTTTCTCTTTTTTGCAACCACATTCATGGTCACACAAACACTGTGTAATACCAAATATCTTACAAACTAACTCACATACTTTTCGTTTTATTTTTTTAAACATAATTCTCCTTATTTATTTTCTTGTTTTTTAGCTAATGTTCTAGCAATACTTTCACCAGAACGACCTACTACATAACCACCTAAACCAATATTTAATAACGTCCAAACATCGCCTGGTAGTTCAAATGTAATTACTGTTCCACTAAATATCTTTATAATAGGTCCTAAGATATAATTCCATACTAAAATAAAAATTAATACATACATTAACAAAGGTCTCCAACTAGCTACAAACCAATGAGATTTAGCCTCTGCTTCAACGATAGAAGCCGCTGCTTTTAATTCTTCTGTAGAAGATTGTAGTAATTGTGTATTTAATTGCGCTTTTAATTTTTCTGCAAGATCCTTATCAGGGATAGCTTTATCTACAGTAGAGAAAAGCATTTTAGCCAAAGGTGCAATCGTTCCTAATGCGGCAAGCATTTATTTGACTCCTATAAATTTAAACCCTTTAATTTGAATACTATTATTTCCAGGAATAGAGTTTTTAGAAGAACATTCTCTGTAAGGACAACTCATTCCGCCATGTTTTAAATCAGTAGTTACTAATCGTTTATCTTTTTTTTCCATCATAAATGGAGTAGGCGACCAAACATCTTCTTTTTCATTTTTTCTTAATCTTCTATTAGTTCTAAAATCAATTCCACTAAGAACTTCTATTTCAGAATAAGCTTTGTCTTTAAACTTTTCTTGTTCGTCTATATCGTTTGAATCATGTATTTTTTTTCTAGCCATAGATCTATTCTTTTGGTTGTTTCATAAAAGGTTTATGATAAGCATGTCTCATTTTAAATTCTTTACTAGTTTCTGTAGGTTGTTTTACTGCTCTTCCTGTATATGCCTTCATAACTTTTTTCTTACTAGGAACACAGTTAGGAACTTTTCTTCCACCTTTACTTTTCATTCCAACCATTTCATATCCTTCCCAACAAGGATCTCCTCCTTTTTTTAATTTAATAACATTTCTTAAAGGAGCATTAATCCCTTGAGGGTTTGGGCCTCTAAGAGGTGGAGGCCCTGATCTTTTGCCAGAAACTTTGTATCCCATTACGCTTTTTTCTTGCGTGCTTCAGATAAAGCAATCGCAATTGCCTGTTTACGTGATTTAACTTTTTTCTTAGACTTTCCGATATTGAGTTCACCTTTTTTATATTCACCCATTACCTTTTTAATTTTCTTTTCTTTTTTGGACATTCCACCACTCGCCATTTTTTTCATAGAACCGCCGTATTTTTTACCTTCAGCTTTTCCTATTTCATATCCAGCAGCACCTGCAGTAGCACCAATATTAGTTTTACTTGTTAGAGCTTTTTTAATTTTTTCTTTTACAGAAGATTTCCCCGCTTTTTCTAAAAGAGAGGAAGCGTTTTTTGATCCTGCTCCTAATATAGCTCTTCTCGTTAAAAAAGCACCTGTAGTTCCCATACCCATGCTTTTATTAAAATCATCTTGCATAGGATTTATTGAAAGTGTATTTTTATTTCCAGACGCTGCTGGAAGAGTTCCCATTGTTTTAAAATAGTTTTTACATTTACCCTCTAGGCCTAGTTTTTTTCCCGACATTTTATTTCTCCTTTTTTTTAACTGCGTTCATTTTTTCTCTGGCCACAGCTAATCGTTTATCGGACTGTTCGTCCATTGTTTCTAATTTCATTTTATCAAAATCTAGCTTTTCTTCAAACTGATCTTGATCTGACTGCATCTTCATCACTGCTTCTTGTTGTTTTCTTTGTAAGTCTAGTGCACGAAGATCTATCTCCCTCTGTTTTAACATAACTAGAGGATCTTGTTTAGCCCCCTCTGCGTTCATTTCCTGTTGAGCCATCTCCATAGTGATCTGTGCAATACGTTTAGACACCTCAGAGTTAAATGCTTTTTGATATTCTTCAGGGTTTTGTTGTGCTAATTGTTGAAATTGTGGGTTTTGAGCCACCATTTTAGCTACTTCAATGTTTGCTTTGTAAGAAACGTGTTGAGATATATGTCCTTGCAATAAAGCATACACAGGAGGGTTAATTTGTACCATTCTTGTACGAATAAAGGCTGCATGAGCAGCAATATGAGCATCATGGTCTTGATCTGGGAAAGCTTGAGCAATTGCCATCTGTAAAGCCTCTGCATTTTCGATTGCAGGGTCTTTTGGTTGTGGTTGTGGCTCATCTTTTAGTAATTCTGGTATCTGTTTAGTACCTAAAGCTTCATAAACTCGTCTATATGCCTCATACATGTTGTGAATTTGAGGATTTGACTGTGCAATTTGCAATTGTGTCTGTGCTAAAGTCACTCTTTGAGCCATAGAGAAGATATTTGGGTCTGCAACAGGCAAAATATCGACTCTTTCATCAAAATCTATCGCTTTAATCATCCTATCTCCACCAAAAACTGCGTATGGATACTCTGGAGGTAGGTATTCTGCGATAACTTTTGCTAAAAGTTTAAATTCTATCCTCATTGCATAGTAACAACGCTTGTGAATTGCGCTCATAACACGACTTCCACGCTCTAACAGAGCTACTGTAGTGCCAACGGCCGCTTGTTGATTGCCATCGCCCACTTGCATGTCTGCAATTCCTGCAAATCTTTGTCCTGCAGTGACACAAAAACCCATTAATTGGAATAAAGTTTGACTTGGTTCCTTAAATGGAAGCAATTGAAACTGATCTCTGATGTTTCCACCAGGCGCATCGACATCTCTAAACTCTCCTGGTTGAATAGGTTGATCATCATCACGCACTCGCATACCTCTAGATTTAAATCCAGCAGGTAAATTAGATAGTGTACCAGCATCAAGTAGTTGTCTAAGAGAAGCAGTTGCTGTTCGAGACAGGCCACCGATCATGTGAATTAAACCAAAACCATAAAATCCTAAACCTGGTAAAAATTTAAAGTGTACAAAATATTCTTTTCTAGTGAAAGAAGGATCTCCTTCTTTGTAATTTCTGTAAATAGCTAAAATTTGTCTAGAAGATTCTTCAATAGTTACAATGTAAGGTATTTTTATGTTTAATTGATCTTCTTCTTTTTCTGCAATGTAGTCTGATAAATCTAAATCTACATGCATTTCTAAAATAGTATATAATACATCGCTTGATTCTACTTTTTTAATTCCTTCTAATGAATCGTATTTGTCTTGAATTTTATCTTGTTTGTCTTGTGGTTTTAATAACTCTATTTCTCTATAAAAACCTGAAGCCATTTTTTTCTTCAAGTCATTTTCTGTTTGTTTAATAACATGAGTAATTCTAGAACATTCTTTTAAATCAGTAGTGTAGTAAGGAACTACTAAATCTTCTGCTGGTATAAATTTAGATACAGGTCTTTGTAATATTGCATCATAGTAAACTTTTTTAAAAGTAGATCCTGCAAGAGGAAGATAAAATAACATTTGATCAAACTCAGGAGTATACTCTTCCATCTTCTCCATAATTTGATAATTCATAAATTCTTTAACACGATTTGCTTGATCTTCTATTTCTCTAGAAGTAGCTCCAACGACTTGAGTTTTTACTGGACCATCGGATGGTAATAATTCTTTGTAAGCTTGTGATTGAAATTGAGTGATTGCCTCTGAAAGCATTGGGTGAGTAACATTAGCTGCTCCTCTAAATGGTTTGTTAATTTCTACGTACTTGAATCCAAGTAGGTCTAAACCTTTTACATAACCATCTTCCCAATCCTTTCTAGAAGCTCGATCGTCATCATATTCTGATATTAAATCTCCTGCTAATTCATTCAACGCACGTTCGTCAATCTCTTCTGCCAAATTGGCATAGAAATCCTGTGGCTGAGTTTCTGTTTCTGGTTCTTGTTCAGAATCAAAATTGACTACAGCTTCTTCTTCAACGTCAACTTCTTCCTCGTTGACAGGTGTGTTGTCTTCAATCGCCATTAGCAGATTCTTGTTTTTTTATTTCTTCCCATTTTGGTTTTAGCAGTTACAAAAGTACCTGTTTTAGCACCACCCATGAATGAAATGTCCATAGTGTCTTTAGTGGGTAAATTTGGATTTTTATCTGGAGCAGTAATTGTGTAATCTTTAGTTACATAATCTTTAACTCCTTTTCCAATCTTACTCACGGTATCCATCATAGAAGATTTGCTTTTAGAAACAGGAGTTTGTTCAAAGACTCCCTCTGTTCCGTCAAAAGATTCTGATGGATCCATTTTAGAACCCATTTTAGAAGCTGCGTAAGCGGCTCCCAACAATGCTGCTGCTTTACCTAATTTTTTCATTTTTTTGCTAGCCATAATATTCTCCTTATACGTATTTTATACTAATAGTAAACGATTATAGACAATAAATCTATATGATAGATTTAAATATGTTGGTTTTATCTACAAAACCACCTTCAAACATATATGCTTTAAAAGGTAATAAAAACTTTTTTAATACCTCTGAACTTGCGGACAAAGTAGGTACCATTTCATAATTTTGAGGACTATCAGGACTTAACTGTTTAACCATTACATCACCTCTAGCACTAGAAGAAGAACTATATGCTTTAGCAATCAGGTCAGCTTGTTCTTGAGTATCTGCTGCAGCGACATGGTCTTCATAAAGATAATGATTACCTCTTTTATGAGTATAGTGAGCTCTTCCACTTTGTACTGCTTCTTTAAAATCTTTATTATTTTTAGAATCAAATATTTGAATAACTTTAAAAGGTTTATTAGGATTACTTTTTGGCATTGGCTGTAAATCAAATTTAGCACCATATTGTTTTGCAATTCTACTTAGAGATTCATTTAAAACAGAATATTGATTACTTGGAATCATCCTTCCTGTTTTTTCATATACGGCTGGAATTTTTCTGACTCCTCTTATTTGTTCTTGCGTCATTCCAGTAGTATCTGGCATGTAAGCTTCTTTTACTTTTTTTAATTCTGCAGTCATTTTTTTTCCATTCATTAATCAGTAATTCATTTCATTACC